GGCTCCATACGGAGCCCTTACTATCAACCCTCGGAGGATATATGGCTATCGTACTCATCGTCTTGTCGCTGATTTCGGCTTTCGCTTGCATCTCCACGATTCGGGAAAATCCGGACCGCGGTGCTTGCTTTTCCAAACAATCAATGGTAATTGACGATTTGTTCGATTACGCAAAGGAAGTACCAACTCCTTTGCCTACCATATTTACTGAACGTGAACTTCAGGAGGTTATCGATGAAAAATCGAAACTACCTAGGTAACACTATCTGTTCTACTTTCTCCGTATTCGTTCCCACGAATACGGTCTTGGAAGACAGTACCCAGAGTCTCGTCGGTTACTATGAAAGAGTGGCGAAGTTGCCCTCTAACAATGGTAACTTTAAGGACCCAACTGGGTTTCAGTACAACACTAACATCGATAAATGGGCTTCTGGTGTAATTCACAAGAAGTCCGGCTTCGGCGCTATTGTTACGTCTATAACCGGAAATTTAACTCAGGTTATGACTCCTCCAACTCTTGATGAGCCACCTTGGGACTCTTACTTTGTTCAAGTAAAAGCTCTAGAAGCTCTCAATGAGAAGGTTCGAGGGTCGACCGACCTTTCGGTCGATTTCGCTGAGGCGGGGAAAACCCGTGACATGGTCACGAGTATGGCCCGGTATCTCAACGGGGGATTGCGGTTTAAGGATTTTCATCCCGCCGCTATGCCTAAGAACCTTGCCAATGCATGGCTCAGTTGGACCTACGGTTGGAAGCCCTTAGCGAACTCATTTTATGGGTCCGCTATGGCTGCTGCCAACCTTGCCAATAGACGTTTAACGTTTAAAGGCAGGCATACTAGGTTCGACACCCATAGAGACTTGAAAATTCCTCTTTATCTAGATGGCAGATTCGTTAAGAATTTGTCACTTGACGGAGGCAGCTTTTCTAAGCACGGCTTCGAATACGTTATAACTCTTGAGCCTTTGAATTGGGTTCAGTACTTGAGTAGCTTTACAAGTCTGAATCCTGTTTCAATAGCCTGGGAGCTTATTCCGTATTCATTCGTCGTGGATTGGTTTTATAATATCGGAGGTTCTCTCCGAAATCTTGAAACCGCTCTTCTCTTCGCCAGAAGCTTTAAATCCGGTTATACTACCGAGTTAAAGGTTTTTGACGGTGCCATTGCTGAGAATAGTGACTTCAAACCATACTCTTTTGAGTATAATTATGATGTCCGCGTGTCGAAACGATTTCGGGCTTTCACCCGGACTCGTCTAAGCAGCTATCCTCTACCGAACTTCCCGCGTTTGCAGGTTGATCTCGGTGCTTCACGGTTGATCTCCGCCGCAGCCCTGCTTATGCAGAAACTACGGTAAATTTTAATTTACTTAACGGAGGCTATATGCCAAATATCACTAGCATAACGTTAGCTGATGCACAGTCGACTCCCGTCGACCATACCTTTGATCCAAGTGGTAATGACCGTAATGGTTTATTCTGGCTCGTTGATCGCAGTCAGTCTAATGCATTAGGGTTCTGGCAGATAAGCATCGATTTCCGAGTTCCTACGTCTCCGACGTCGGGTACCTCGGCAAATGGCCGTGTTTATAAGGTCAAAATCGGTCTTCATGAGCCTGTTCTTGCCAATGTAACTAATTCTACTGTTACAGGTGTTGAACCTTCTCCTGAAGTTGCTTATATACCGCGTGCTTTCCTCGAGTTTAACTTACCTGAACGTGCATCTTTGCTTAATCGTAAAGATTTACGTAAAATGGCAGCTAATCTTTTGGATAACTCTCAGATTATCGATACTATCGAAAATCTCTCGCGGCCTTATTAAGGAGGAATGAACTATGTTTAACGCGCAAAGCGTCGTCACTCGAGTAATCGGTGATCTTCTAACATATCTCCCTTATTCTGCTACCTCGGAAAAATTGCTTAACGGTGAAATCCCGTCTTGCAACCCTTCCGAATATTCAGACTTCGTCGCGTTTGGCACTGATTATTTTCTCTCTCATATACTTAAAAAGTATAAGGGTGAGTGTAAGCAGTCCTTACGTGACGTAACCTACGCTGCCTGGACAGCAGCGGAAGGAGTTTGCTCGGAAACTAACGGGCGCCTTAGAAGAATTTTTGATTCCCCGTCAAGGGACTTTGAACCAGTAATCCTACTCGCTCAAAGAAAAATATCAAACGTTCTTGGTGCTCTATGTTACGAGAAAATCTCCTCTGAATGTACTTGGACGTCGGGTGCTACCTTCGATCTTAAGAAGGGCGCATCTTTAGACGACAAAATGTCTAGTTCTCTAACGTGTACCCCAGATGCTCGGAAATATTTTTCCTTGTTGCAATCTGAGGACATCCACTGGACTGAAGCCCTTTTGGGCTTTAAACCAGATGGGTACTGTTCGGTTCTTACCAAATCAGTACCTGGATGTAAACTACACTTTGTTCCTAAGACTTTTAAGATAGAACGTCCTATAGCTATCGAACCTACTTGCAATATGTTCTTGCAAAAAGGTGTCGGTAATTATATTCGTGCTCGTCTTAAAAGATTCGGTGTCGACCTCTCTAAACAAGAGGTAAATCAAGATCTTTGCAAATTTGCTCAGAAACTTGGTTTATGCACTATAGATCTTTCTAGTGCCTCAGATACCATCTCACGTAATCTTATCCGGCTTCTCTTACCTGATGACTGGTTCTATTACTTAGAAAGTATTAGAAGTAAGTATATTAAGGTTGAGAATGATTGGATCAAGCTCGAAAAGTTTTCCTCTATGGGAAATGGTTTCACCTTCGAACTTGAAACTCTCATCTTTTGGTCAATTGTCGAGTCAATTAATGACTTAAACGATAGGACCTTTAGAGCCTACACTGCTGTTTATGGTGATGACATCATCACTTTTCGTGAATCTTATAGCGAAATCGTCGAATGTTTTAAATTCTTCGGCTTCACTGTAAACCTAGAAAAAAGCTTTTCCTCAGGATTGTTTTACGAATCTTGTGGTGTGCATTTCTTCGATGGTCACGACGTAACACCAGCGTATCAGAAAGAGCTCCTAGGAACTCCTTCTGAAGATATCAGATGCTTCAATAGAATTTTTAGGTGGTACAGAAGAGTCATTGATCCTTCTGTAGATCCTGATCTATTTCTAATTGAGGCATTCCCTTTAAAGGAACGCAAATGGAGAATTCCACTAGATTCTGTTGAAGATAGTGGTTATCTTTCATTTTGCTCTGATAATAAGATTGACCGTAATTACGGAGTGTTCTGTCGAACACTCACGTTTAGCGGTCAGCTTAGAAGCGGTAAGGAAAATTTCCTTTTTGCCTATAAGCTACGTAGACCAAGCTATACTTCAGCAGACCATTCTGGTCGGCAAAAAGTTTCGGCTTCGTCTGGAAAGTATAGAAC